ATGCTTATCAATGTAAATGCAACTAAAGCATCTCAAAGAATACAACCTAATAAACTATTTAAACTACCACAAGATAACGCAGTTAAAAAGAAAGTCTCCAAACCGTTAAGCAAAGAAGAATTAGATAACGTTTTAAAGGACTGGGATAAGACGATGACTGAAGGTAAAATATCTAAGATGTAAAATATTTATATTTGTTACTAAATTCTAATTTATGGCAAGAGAAAGATTACTTTTTGAATTTGATGGTGATGCTAGTAAGTTTAACCAAGCCATCCGACAAAGCAATAAAAGTGTAGATAATTTTAGTTCAAACCTTACTAAGGTGGGTGGTGTTATAGCAGGTGCATTTGCTATAGATAAGATTATGGAGTTTGGTGGTGCAGTAGTTGAAACAACCTCTACTTTTCAAAGATTTGAATCTGTACTTACAAACACTCTTGGAAGTAAATCTGAAGCACAAAAAGCATTAGATAGAATTACAGAGTTTGCATCACAAACACCATTTAGTGTTTCAGAATTGACAGATAGTTTTGTACGTCTTGCAAATCAAGGATTTAAACCCACATCAGAAGAGATGCGAAAACTTGGTGATCTTGCATCATCTACAGGTAAAGAATTTGTACAGCTTACAGAAGCTATAATTGATGCACAAGTTGGGGAGTTTGAGAGATTAAAAGAGTTTGGTATTCGTGCTAGTAAACAAGGAGATCAAGTAACGTTCACATTCAAGAACGTTAAGACACAAGTTGATTTTACATCTGATGCAATACAAAACTATATACTTTCACTTGGTGATTTAGAAGGGGTATCAGGTGCAATGGTTGGTATATCAAAGACACTTGGTGGACAAATATCAAACTTAGGTGATTCTTTTGATAGTCTTAAAAATGAAATAGGAGAAGCATTGATGCCTATATTAACAAGTGCAATAAATGGATTTAAAAGTTTATTTGAAAGCATAACAAGATTGTTAAATCCACAACAAGCATTGCTGAATGATTTTAAGGCTACAAAGAAAGAATTAGATCAAATGAATAAATCAACTGAAAAACTTTCAGGTAATGATTTGAAATTATTCAATCTTAGAAAAAAATTACTTGAACAAAAATATGTTGAATTAGAAAAACAAATTGCAGTTGAGATAGAAAATGCTAAAAATGCAATAAAAGAAGAACAGTTAGAGTTTGGAAAACTGGTTGAAAGTAGGGATAAATTAACTTCAATATTAGAAAATCAAACAAGAGAATGGGGCAAGAACAATAGTGCAGTTCTTAAATCTGAAAAAAGAGCATATGATGCAACTTTAGCTGTAGATAAACAGAAAACAAAAATTTTAGAGGTTACTCTAGCTTTAGAATCCTTAAAAACAGCATATCAAAATATTTTAAATCCAGTAGAACAAGTAGATGAAACAGTAAAACAAAGTTCTAGTAATTACAAAGGCTTTACATTGAATACACATAAATTAGTTGAAGCAACAAGGGTTTTTAATATAGAAGCTGAAATAGCTAAATTAGAAACAAGAGAAATGTTGGCACAAATAGAACCTAGTAAACTTGGTTCTTTTGCTGAAGGATTTAAAAGTATTGCAATGACTGTGGGTTTATCATTCGCACAAATGGCTTTACAAGGTGAAAAATCTATTGGACAAATTATAAATTCTTTAGCTAGAATGGTTGTGCAAATGGGAATTGCAGTAGTCGTAGGTACTGTTTTAAAATCATTATTTGATCCATCAGCACCAGCTTATACTGCGAGTCAATTTGCTATAGCAGGTTCGATTGTTGCAGGTGCAGGACTTATTGCTATAGCTACAAGCAATAGTGGTGGAGAAGTTCAAGGTTTTGCACACGGTGGTATAGTAACAAAACCAACTATCGGTATGATCGGAGAAGCAGGTCAATCAGAAGCAGTAATACCACTAAATAGATTACCACAGATGATGGGTACAATAGGAAATAGAACTAGGGGTGAATTTACACTTAGAGGTCAAGATTTAATATTAGCACTTGAAAGAGCAGGAGATTTTAGAACAAGAGTAACTGGATAAATGATATGTCATCATACGTTGAAAAATATGCTACCAATTTTTTTGATACCGACAATAATAAATTTCGCTTACAAATATTTCAATATGGATACGGTGGTTCTGTAAGTAATAATATTACTCTTGCAAAGAATCCAGTAGTTATTAATTATCAACAAGATGATGATTACTTCCAACCTATAATAGGTTCTACTTGTAAGTTAAGATTCTATGTTGAAGAATCTACTGGTGGATCACAATGGGAAGACGAGGATACTAATTGGAATACTGCTAACTTCTTTTGGGAAAGAAGTGAGTTTGAATTTCTTACACCTTCAAATGATAGAGAATTTAAAATAAAAGTAAATAGTGAAAGAGCAAATGGTACAACAACATCAACAAGTTCTATCAGCGTATTGAAAGATTCAACTGCTTCTTTTTCTTCAAATATTAAAGTAGGTGATTTGGTTCTAAACAATACAGACGGAACAAGCACTATCGTAAGTGCAGTTACAGACAACAATACGCTTACACTAGCATCTGACATATTTACTTCAGGTACTACTACAGGTAAAAGCTACACAATATTTAGAAACATTTGGACTGGTTTTATAATGCAAGACAGTTATACTTTACCAATTACATCACCACCATTCGTGGTAGAGATATATGCTTCTGATCTCATTGGTACAATCAATGGGTACAACATTGATCTTACAACGGAAAGACCTGAAGCATTTGATGTGATTCAAAACTGTTTAAAGAATATAAATATCCAAAACGCTAGTGGTACAAGTGGAAAGAGTTTAGACTTTACATATAAAGTATTATGTAGATTAAATCAGTTTAGTACGCTAACATCTTCAGGATCATCAAACGCAAACCCTTTTGAACAAGCATTTATTAGAAGCATAGATGGGTTAGAAGATGAGAATGGTAATTATCTAAATGCAAAAGAAGTATTAATATCTATACTAAGAATGTATAATTGTAGGATATTTCAGCACGAAGGTTCTTGGACAATCATTGATAATGCTTCACTAGCACTTTCATCTTTTTCTGATGGTGGAGGTTCTTATTCTAAAGAGTTCAAGACGTATGATAAAAGTGGTACATCGGTAGGAACGGAAGCTATAGCATCGCCAGTAGTAACGCTTAATAGTTCAACAAGTGCAAGTACCGTACAACCCATAAATAATGATTTTGTTAAGATCATAAGAAAACCTGCTATAAGGCAAAGAACACAAATCAGAATTAAAGACACATTAAAATCTCAATTCAGTAATGGTGGTTTTGAGTTAGGTGCAACAAGAGTACCTACATTTAGCTTTGGGTTTTACTTAGAGAATTGGACAATAGCAGATGACACAAAAGCGTTTGGTGTAGAATCAACTACAGCAGACACAAGTGGATCGTCTCCAGTCGTTTATGGAATTACACCGTATGCAGGATCAAGGTCAGCAATCACCATTGGTAGCACTTCATCAAATACCGTAATCTTAACATCTACAACTGCAAACATAGGAAGCACAGTTGAACCATTGACTTTCTCATTTGCAAATTATGCTAATGATCCTGACAATAGTGGTTCTTTATCTTATCAGTATAAGTTTAGAATTAAGGTTACACCAGTTTCAGGTGGTGTAAAATATTACGATTTAGACAATCAACAATGGGTTAGTTCTGCAACCGATGGAATCAATAGTTTGTCAGGTACGGTACAAAACCAATGGAATCTAAATGAATTTGAAATACAACCATCTCCAATAACTGGGTCAGTCACACTTGAAATATTTTTAAGTAAAGAAGACGTTTATAATAATTCTAATTTTAGAATGTATTTTGATGACTTCTTCTTAAAAGGAGTTTCAGATTTAGAATTCTTTGACACAAGAACATTAATTATAAATTCATCTTTTAAAGATAATAGTGGTGTTCTACCTGCTTTTGAAAATAGATACGGTATGCTTAACGATACAAAATACTCAAACTGTTTGGTTGATAGTGGTGGTAATCCTATAACTGGTTACAAGACTTTTGATGGTTCTATATCTGATAGTGCAACCTTAGAAACGTTGATGAATAGACAAAGATTAAATGAGTTTGCAAGTACCAATGATAGATATGAAGGTACATTTAGAAAGATTGCAGATAGCGATGGATTCCTAACACCATTGAGTATGTTGTCTTTTCCTAAAATACAATTTGATACTTTTACGGTTGATAATCATTTAGCTATTGACAATTATGAATTTGATGTAGCAGAGAACAGATATACCATATCAACACAT